CAACCCAAAAGCAGCCTCCGGGTATTGCCACGCATGGCGTCAATATTGTGAGGGAGACAAATGGCGAAAATATCGAACATTTACAAGGACATTTACAGCTGGGATAACCTCTACAACGCATACAGAGAGGCAGCTCGCGGCAAATGGTTCAGGGATGACGTGGCGCGCTTTACGGCGCACCTCGAGGAGAACCTGATCCAGCTCCAGAACGAGCTCATGTGGCACACTTACAAGGTCGGCCGGTACCGCGAGTTCTATGTCTACGAACCCAAAAAGCGCCTGATCATGGCGCTGCAATTCAGGGATCGTGTCGTGCAGTGGGCTATATACCGGCAAATCAACCACCTATTTGACAAGCAATTCATTTATGACTCTTACGGCTGCCGGGAAGGCAAGGGAACCCACCGAGCAGCTGACCGCCTTCAATACTGGATGCGGGCAGTCGACAGAAAGCCGGGCGAATGGTATTACCTGAAGCTCGACATCAGCAAATATTTTTACCGTGTAGATCACCGGACACTCATGGACATCCTGCGCCAAAAGATTGACGACGAGGATCTCCTCTGGCTGCTCGGTACGATCATTAACTGCGAGCATACGGCCTTCGGCCTGCCGCTGGGCCTGAGCCCTGACCAGTGCGACAAGGCTGACCGGCTCATGGAGGTCGGGATGCCGATCGGCAACCTGACAAGCCAACTGTTCGCGAATATCTACCTCAACGAGCTCGATCAATTCGCAAAGCACGAGCTCCGGCTCCGTTATTACATCAGGTACATGGATGACGTGATCATCCTGCACCAAGACAAGAAATATCTGCACGAGGTAAAGGACAGGATCGAGGTATTCCTCAACGAGGAGCTCAGGCTTCACTTGAACAACAAGACGGCCATCAGGAAAGTAAAGTCCGGGATCGAGTTCGTCGGCTTCAGGATATTTCCGACGCATCGGAAATACAAGAAGAAATCCCTGCGCAAGCTCATGAGCCGCCTGAAATATGTGGCCAAAGAGTACGCAGCGGGACGCATGAGCCTCGAGAAGGTCAGCGCCACAGTCCAGTCCTATTATGGAGCCATGCAGCACTTCAACAGCTACGGCCTGCGCCGTAAATTGTCACAAACTGTGGTGTTCAAAAGAACAACACCAGAAATGGAGGGATCCGACGATGCACAAAACTGAAGGAGGTGGCAGCCTATGGCCGACATAAGCACAGTCATCGCGGTCGTGGGCTGCGCTCTATCTCTCGCCGGCTTCTACATAGGCCGAGCGACAGCTCACAGAACCGAGGGAAAGGAGGCCGGCAGTCTGGCGACTGACTTGAAATACATCAAGGAAAGCGTCGAACGTATCGAGACACGCCTGAACGATGACGTCAAGCGCCTCGAGGGCAGGATCGACGAGCTCAGCAACCAGCTGGTCACTATTGCAGGAACAGCAGCCAAGGGCTACGAGTCCGCGAAGATGGAACACAACCGGCTCAACGAGCACCTCGAAAGAGACCACGGGCAAACCGTTGTCAGGACACGAAGTTCATCAAACGATTAAAAGGAGGAAATGAGAATGATCGACATTACCCCAATAGTCAACGCGGTGATCGCTATCATCGCAGCAGTGGCCACGGCCTTTTTGGTTCCGTGGATCAAAAGCAAGACCACAGAGCAACAGCGCAAAGAGATCGGTGCATGGGTGAAGATCGCAGTCGCAGCAGCCGAGCAGCTCTACAAGGGCGCAGGCCGTGGAGCTGAGAAAAAGGCATACGTCCTCGAGTTCCTGAAGAAAAACGGCTTCACCATCGACATGGAGGCCATTGACGCCATGATCGAGGCAGCCGTCCAGCAGCTCAACAGTGAGGTCGGCCTTATTATCGAATAACGGAGGCGAACAGCATGAGCAGGAAGCGTAAAAGCGCCAAGAAAATGAAGATCGAGTTCTCCAAGGTCATATTCGTCGGCATATCAGCGGTCACCATATCGGTGGCCGTTTTTGCTTGCGTGATGATCTGGAGAACCAGGGATCTCTCCCCTCTGGCCTACCTGATCCCCTCTGTCTTTGCAGAGCTGGCGACAGCCACCGGCTTCTATTACCGGAAGGCACAGAAGGAAAACGAGATCAAGCTCCCAAAGTATATAGAGAACCAGAGCATGGCCAGCAGTGAGGAGCCAAGTGACGAAATCATCCAATGAGAGGAGGAATAGCCATGGATGAAATCAAGTACACAGAGGAAAAGGATTTAACCCCTGAAGCCCTCGATGAATTATCGAACGGGAAAGGAGACGATGACGATGAGTAACAGCCCGTTAGTCAGTTATACCAAAATATCACCTAATCGGACGAGCCCAAGGAAACACGCGATCGACACCATAACGATCCATTGTGTCGTCGGCCAGTGTTCAGTCGAGACGCTCGGCAATATATTCGCATCGCCAAGCCGCCAAGCCAGCTCCAACTATGGCATAGGCCCCGACGGCCGGATCGGAATGTATGTCGAGGAAAAGGATCGCTCATGGTGCACTTCATCCAGCGCCAACGACAACCGGGCGATCACGATCGAGGTGGCAAGTGACACCACCCACCCATATGCGGTCACTGACAAGGCGCTCGCTGCACTGATCGAGCTCTGCGCCGACATATGCAAGAGGAACGGCATCAAGAAGCTCCTCTGGAAGGGCGACAAGAACCTGATCGGTCAGGTCGACAAGCAGAACATGACCGTCCACCGCTGGTTCGCAAACAAGTCATGTCCCGGCGACTATCTGTACGAAAGGCACGGATATATTGCGGACGAGGTAAACAAAAGACTCAGGGCAGCTGCTTCGCCTTCCACAGGATCCGGCACTCTGTACTATGTGCAGACCGGAGCCTTCGGGAATAAAGCGAACGCTGACGCGCAGCTCGCGAAAGTAAAAGCCGCCGGCTTCGATGCTATCATGAAGCAGTCCGGGAACCTTTACCGGGTGCAAGTCGGGGCATATTCTCAGAAAGCAAACGCCGACGCCATGGCTGCAAAGCTAAAGGCTGCCGGCTTCGACACCTATGTCACAACAACCGGCGGCACTCAGGTGGCTGCTGGAACCGCACCAGCACCGGCCAAGAAGATCGAGGTCGGCAGCAAGGTCAAGATCAAGAGCAGCGCCACCAATTACAGTACCGGCCAGAAGATCCCCGACTGGGTGAAGGCCAATACCTACACCGTGCAGCAGCTCGGAACAGGCAAGGCTCTCCTGAAGGAGATCGTCAGCTGGGTGAATACTTCAGACCTGACGCTCGTCTAATAACAACACACAAAAACCCGCTCTCCGGATGTCCTCCGAAGGGCGGGCTTTTTTATTTTTATATCGCGCCAGCTCTATGCTGCCGGCAGCTTCATAACTAACACGAACACTGACTCCAAGACATAGATCTGCGTGTTCGAGTACGCGTTCTTTGGTGGAGCAAAGGACGCCAAAGTCGAACACTCTGGAGCCCCTGATTTATCGCAGTTTTCAACGATCGACCTCGTGACTGTACTCTGCGGCCCGGTGTAATTATATGCGATCCTGATCTCGTCGTCGTACAGGTAGACAGCATTGACAAAAGCGTCGATGACTGTCCTCTGGTAGTCCTCGTCTGTATAGTCACCGCCTCGGAACTTCTCAAGCCAGAAAATGACCTGATCCCTCTCAATGCGCGGCTTCTTTATCTGCTCTCTGGATATTCCGACAATGAGGTCGTCCCTCTGAGCTTCCAGTTCCATGAGCCTCTCCTTCGTGGTCGGTGTGATGATCCCCTGCTCAATGGCCGCCATAATGTTCCGGATGGCCTTCTCTGTCTCTTTGAGCTGCTGCTCCATGGAATAGAGGACGGTGCTCGTCAGCTCACGCTCCTGAAGGGCCATAACAGCGTCGGCGATCTTCTCGATGACATCATCCTGAAGAACCTGCTGCACAGTCTCCCGGACAACCAGCTCCTCGATCCACTTCTTTTTTACTGCCTTTTTATCACATACGCGGCGGCGCTTGTTATTATTGCATTTATAGTAATAGTATACCGTGCCATGCCTGCCGGTTCCGCTCTCTCCGATCATGTTACCGCCACACCTGCCGCAGAACAGCTTCGTCGTCAGCAGGTAGTCCACTTCAGTCCGGGCCATGGCCGGGGCCTTTTTTGTTTTCTCTATCATGGCTTGAACCTCCTCAAAGAGCGCCCGGTCAATAATAGCAGGCACACCGCCCTCAATGCGGATGTCGCGGTATTGATAGACGCCGATATACTTCTCATTTCTCAGCATTTTCCTGAGACTGTTCTTGTTGAATGGATTGCCTCTGGAAGTCTTGAGTCCTCTCTCATTCATTAAGTTTATGATCTGCGTGACATTCATGCCGCTGGCATAAAGCTCGAAGATCTCCTTGACGATCGGAGCAGTGGCGGGATCTATCTCGAAGCGCTGATCAGCTCCGACTTTATACCCGAGGGCTATGCCACCGCCGTTCACTTTACACTTGAGGGCATTATCCTCCAGCCCTCCGATGATGTCCTGCCTCAAGTTCTCTGAATAATATTCAGCATACCCCTCGAGCATTGACTCGAGGAGGATGCCTTCAGGGCCGTCCGGGATCGTCTCTTTTGCATAGACAACCCGGACGCCGTTCTTTTTAAGTCTTGCCTTATACATGGCCGCATCGTATCGGTTACGAGCGAACCTGTTCACCTTATAGGTGATCACGACCTGAAACTTCCCTTTTGCGCTGTCTCTGATCATACGCTGGAAGTCTGGCCTCTTGTCTGTCTTTCCAGTGAGGGCTCTGTCACAGTATTCCCCGATGACAAGCATCCCGTTGCGCTCGGCAAACTCGTGGCACTCGCGCAGCTGTACCTCGATCGACTCCTCGCGCTGGTTATGTGATGAATAACGTGCATATATGACAGCCTTCACGGTGCCACCTCCTTTACTTCTTTATTGGCAGTTTTTGAGCATCCCAAAACCAACCGAGGGCGATGGTTATTATGTCAGCGATCCAGCCTATGCCGAACACACCAGCGGAAAGCGCCCACAGTAGTCCAGTTCCTTTTTTACCTACATAGAACCGATGGACGCCGAAATAACCGAGGAATATGCAGAGCAGCAGCGTGACCGTCTTGCTTTTTGGCGACACGGCTGCCGGATCCCTCTCTATGTATTGATCAGACATATGGCCAGCGTCTCCGGATGTCTGCCGGGAGCTGCTGGATGATGAATAAGAAATACCAGATCCCGGGATGCCGACGGTCGTCGTCCTTCTCCCGGTGGTGCTGATCGTGTGTTTCAACCCTCTCGGGCCGAACGATACGCTTGCACTCTTTGCGTTAAGATTAAGCCTAACGCCGGGTAAAATCTTCATGCTTTTTCTGAACCTGAAACCCATATTTTGATACACTCCTTTCCCTCCCATGCGGGAGGCTTTTTTATTTTGAAGAACCGGGCGGCTTGCGTGTGAAATCATAATAAATTATATTACCGACTCGTTTTTTGACGCCCCTTTATAAGCAAGGAGAACGGCCTTAGCGGCTGCCCTTCCTTCGGGCATCGCATCACGCCATAACCTTATAAGCTCCGACTCCTCGGCAGATAAGCCGGCAATACGAGCGGGCACTTCCTCTATTTTTTGAACAACGGGCCTGCCATATAGCTCCTCGACAGTCACACCAAAGTATTCAGCTATCGCCAGAACCTTATCCACACCAATCCGCATTTCGTCGACATTCCCGTTGATGATGCTGTCCATCGTTGAATAGCTGATCCCGATGGATGACGCCAAAGTGCCCAGCTTCATGCCGCGCTCGTTAAGCAGTTTTTTTACGTTTTCTTTGAACATTCCAGCACCTCCTTGCTTATTCAATTTTAACATTAAGAGAGCTCTTAATCAAGAATTATTTCCGATTTATCGGAATTTATTCAAAAAAAGGCTTGCTTTTTTCCGACAAATCGTTATAATTATAGATAAGTTCCGATGTATCGGAAGAATTAAACACAGAAAGGAGTAAGAACATGGCATACCCAAATTTGATCGCTGAGATGAAACGTCAAGGTATTACACCAAAGGCCATCGCGGAGGTAGTGGACAAGTCTCCCGACACGATCAACAACTGGCTCAAAGGAAAGGGCGAGTTCCCGATCGGCAAGGCCTTCGTTGTGCAAGAAAAGTTTTTCCCAACTCTCCCGATCTCTTACTTATTCAGCCAGAAGCCCATCACCCCGCCGGTCACTGAGAAGCCGGCAGTCTAAAAAACACGAAAGGAGCAAACCCATGAAAAAGCAGTTTTTTATCAACGAGATCCCGGTCAGTCGCGTGGCCTTCCAGTGGACTGTCTGGAGCGAAAAAGGCGACGGCGAGAACTGGCTGGAGACCGACGACCTCACACCCCGCAAACTCAAGAACCGCATGGCCAATGGTGTGAGATATGAGGACATCAGGATCGCGACCATAGGCTTCGAGCCGGTCGACTATGTCGAGTTTTCCGCTGACTTCAAGGATGACGGAGCCCACTTATACACCAATGAGCTGACAACTGAGCAGATCCAAGCAGCCGAGCTCGAGTATCTCCAATGGGACAGAGAATACGAGGCAAAGAAGGCCAAAGAGGCCGAGCTACTGGCCACCGTGGCCGAGGAGCTCCCGGACATGGATCCGGATCAGAACAAGGCCCTCGCTGCTGCCATAGCAGCCATCAAACCAGACGCAGATCCCGAATGGGTAAAGCAGCTCATTGACTCGATGAAGCGCGCAGCTGAGATACTGGCCGAGATCTTCCGGAAGGTGGTCGAGACGGCCAAACGGATCGCTAGTCAGCACAAGGACGAGCTCATGGATGCGGCCATGCTCGTAGCTTCTCCTCCTCCGAAGTGGTGGCACCTTTACAAGCACGCCAAAAAGGCCAGAGTCCGCAAAAAGTACAAGCGCAAACTCATGGACAATTTACTGGCAACCGTTCAGGCTGCCGGGGCAATATGAAAGCCCGATGCGTGGGATGCGGAAAGACGTGGAACGTGAGCATCTTCGCGCAGATACCAGAAACCGGCTATATATGCCCCCACTGCTATTCAAAGCGAAAGGAGGCGCAACGATGTACCAATACATATGCGAGCACTGCAACGCACACCTCGATCCGGACGAGCGATGCGACTGCCAAAAGGTCGAAATAATGCCTGACAAAATCCCGGAAACCGTGACCGACAGACTGGCCCGCCCACTGATCGACATCGTGGCCAAAGCGTTCGAGGATCCGAAAGTCGTTAAGGAGTACGGACGCTGGAAAAAGGAGCGCCAAACAAAACTGGCGGCCCACTGAGCCGCAAATACGAAAGGAGCAAAAAATTATGAAAAACGAACTTATTTTTGACAATGCCGGAATACCGAGCATTATGGTCACAATCCCGAAATTTAAGCTCTCGGAGGTTATCGACGGAGCGCCTGACATTACCCACCCCGCCTTCATCGTGAACGGGAAAGAGATCGACGAAATCAGCATTTCCAAGTATCAAAACATTGTCATCAACGGCAAAGCGTACAGTCTACCACTTCAGCAACCGACCGGAAACATCGACTTCGACGGTGCGATCTCAGTCTGCGAGACCAAAGGCCCGGGCTGGCATCTTATGACGAATGCCGAATGGGCTGCGATCGCTCTCTGGAGCAAGAAAAACGGCACCCTTCCCCACGGAAACACCAACTACGGCAAATACCACGCTGACAGCTCAGAACGCGGTATCCTGTTCGATAATGTCAGAACACTCACCGGCAGTGGCCCGAAAACATGGACACACGGCCACACAGAGCTCGGCATACATGACCTGAATGGCAACATCCTCGAATGGGTGGGCGGCGTTCGCTGGGTAGACGGCGAGCTTCAGATCATCCCGGACAACAATGCAGCATATGGAGCCGATCAATCAGCTGAGAGCAAGGACTGGCAACCGATAATGACCGTCAACGGATCGGTTAAGTACAGAGTGACCGAGAATGGGATCACTTTGACGACCGAGCAGCCTGAGCAATACTGGGACGGCTTCAGGTTTAACGATCTTCGGAGCGAGATCGAAGTGCCTGACATCGTGAAGGCGCTGGCGCTTTATCCGGCAGACGACGAACAGGTCGACGGGTACTTCTGGCTGGATACCGAAGGAGAGCGGCTCGCGTATCGTGGCGGCTACTGGCTCAACACGTCGAACGCTGGTGTGTTCTACATGTACGGCAACACCCCTCGGTCGAACGTCAGCTCGAGCATCGGCTTCCGCTCCGCTTATATTCGTCCTTCTGCAATCTGTCAATCTGACAATCTGGAC